AACTACCTGGGGCGAAATTGCACCAAGTACATCAACTACCTGGAACGAAATCGCTGCATAGAGGCACCTGATGAGCACATATACAGATAATACTGGTATTGAAAAAATTGTTACGGGTGCGCAGGCTGGCACCTGGGGAACAACTACCAATACTAATTTTGATATTGTAGACCGCGCTCTGAATGGCGTTGGTGCTATTTCACTGACAGGCACAACGCATACTTTGACAACTAGCTCTGGTTCGTTGTCAGATGGGCAGTTTAAAGTTCTTGTATTTAGTGGTTCATTGTCAAGTGCAAATACGATTACAATCAGCCCAAACACTGCCGAAAAATTATATTTCGTTTATAATAACACAAGTGGAAGCCAGAATATTATTCTGTCACAAGGTTCTGGCGCAAGTGTGACGGTGCCTCCTGGTGCCACAAAAATCGTGTATGCTGATGGAGCAGGTTCTGGAGCAGCCGTTACAGATTTTACTGATAGCCTCAGTGCTAGCAGCGTCAACATTGATGGCGGTGCTATTGATGGTACCCCTATCGGAGCGAATAGTGCTGAAACAGGAGCGTTTAGTACTATCACTGGGTCTGGTGATGTTACTATTGATACTAATACACTTAAAGTTGATACTTCCAATAATCGTGTCGGGATACTCCAAGCTAGCCCTACTGTTCCACTAGAAGTTGGTGGGGTTATCTACAGTAGTACGGGTGGGTTTAAGTTTCCTGATAATTCCACACAAACAGTTGCGGCTAGTCCGCACATTGGAAATTATGCGGTCACTACAGGTAGTAGTAATGTTTATGCGGTTGCGCCCAGCCCTGCTATCGGTTCATATGCTGCTGGTGTACGTGTGTTTTTTGAGCCAAACCATACAAATACCGGCACAGCTACACTGAATGTGAATAGCCTTGGCGCAAAAACAATTAAAACTGTGTACGGTGAAGCACTTGTAGGTGGTGAGCTAGTAAGTGGTGGTATCTACTCTGTTATATATGATGGCGCAGATTTTATGCTTATCAACACAGATCGTAAATTGCGCGGGTGTGTAATAACAGCAAATGAGATTACTTTAGCGCACAACACGTTGACGCAGTTTGCTTTTGATAGCAATGAAATTGTATTTGATACTAGCAGTATTGCCGATGCAAGTGCTAACACGCTCACATGCCCTACTGATGCAGGGGCGGTGCTTGTCACTGCATCGATGACAGCTGCCCAAGCTAACGTTTCTACTGCTGCTATACGCATGGTGGGTGGTTTTGGGGCTGATGGTGGTTCAGTTGGCGTTGGCGGCAGCACTAGATTTAGCCTTATGGCGCAGAATATTGACGAAGGTAGTACCGATATGGGCGGCACTTCACGGCGGGCACCTTTTGTAAGCCGAGTATACGAGCTACCGTTTGCCTCCGCTGACGCCAGTTCAACCAATAAGCGATTAATCAACATCGCTCTTTTTGCAGTAAATGTTTCAGGTTCTGGTACGACCACCGTTGATTGTACTGTCACACTGACAATAGTGGGGTAATTATGAGTGATTCTGCCAAAGTTACAGTAGAATTGGATTGGGACATGAGTGCCCTGGCTGCCCTAGCTGGCACAACATTAAGTGAATGTTTTATACAAAATACAAATGAGTTTGTTGCGCCAGTCACACTTGATACACTGACAACGGCTAAACAGACGTACATTGCTAATGCTGCGACTTATGCTGCAAACCAAAAATGGGCCGGTGTACGTGCTATCCGTAATACAAAGTTAGCCGCATGTGATTGGACCCAAGTAAGTGATACGCAGCTTAATGCTACAAAATTAGCTGAGTGGCGTACTTATCGGCAAACATTACGTGATGTCACAACACAAAGTGACCCTGCTAACATCACATGGCCAACGGAGCCAAGCTGATGCGTAAGAAACAGAAGGTGCCAGCTAAATATTTAGCAGGAGCAAAAAACCCTTCTGCAAAGCGTAGCGAAATATTATCTACGCGTGAAAAATATAAACGTGGCGAATATATTGATATAGCAGCAGTGAGTAAAAGCCGTGCCAAGCAAGCCAAAAAAAAGTCCACAAGCAAAGCGAAGAAAACCTCTAAGCAGCGCCGCTGAGAGTTTTATAAAAAATAAAGCGGCGAAAAGTCGTTTTACACCTGGGCAACTGCGGTCTGTGTATCGCCGTGGCCAAGGTGCTTACCTCAGTTCGGGAAGCCGCAACGTAAGTATGGATGCATGGGCGCGTGGTCGTGTGAACAGTTTTGTTTCTGGTAAGGGCGGTGCACGTAAAGCAGATAAAGATTTGATGCGGAAAAAGAAATAGATGCCACTCACTAAGTTACAGTTTCAGCCTGGGGTGAACCGTGAGCGTACTTCGTATTCAAACGAAGGTGGCTATCGTGCAAGCGATCGTGTGCGTTTTAGGCAGGGTTATCCTGAGCAAATTGGCGGTTGGGTAAAAAATTCTACTAATCAGTTTCTTGGCACAGCACGGGCCTTACACCCTTTTGTAACGCTTGACAGCACAACTTACATTGGTGTGGGAACGAATTTAAAATATTACCTACAATCAGGTGGTACTTTTACAGATATCACACCGATCCGTTCTACTGTGAGCCTGTCTGGCCCTATGAGTTGCAGTAATGGTTCTACTACATTGACTGTTACACATTCATCACATGGTGCAGCAGCAAATGATTTTGTTACCTTCAGCAGTGCTACAGCACTCGGTGGTAATGTGACCGCTGCTATACTAAATGCTGAACACCAGATTGCTACAATTTACGATGCAAACACTTACACAATTGAGTTGAGTGTTACGGCAAACAGTAGTGATTCTGGTAATGGCGGCACTGTTAGCGCGGTGTATCAAATCAACACAGGGCTTGATACTGTTGTGTTAGGTGCTGGTTGGGGAGCAGGGCCGTGGTCATATGATGGCTGGGGTAGTGCAAGCACGCAGTCTGTTGCGACAGGAACACTACGGCTTTGGTCACATGATAACTTTGGTGAAGATTTACTTATAAACGTTCGTGATGGCGCTATTTATCACTGGGATGCTACCGCACCTAGTAATCGTGCTGTTGTAGTTACCAGTATTTCAGGCGCGACAAGTGCCCCGCAGATTGCAAAGCAGGTTCTTGTTTCGGATAAAGATCGCCATGTTATAGCTTTTGGTTGTGATAGTGAAACTGCCGCAGGTACGCAAGACCCTTTACTTATACGATTCAGTTCTTCAGAATCGTTTACCGATTGGGCAGCAACACCTACTAATACTGCCGGTGATTTACGGTTAGGCTCAGGTACAACATTTGTAACAGCCGTAGAAACAAACCGTGAAACGCTGGTATGGACTGATGTATCACTCCACAGTATGCAGTTTATCGGCCCACCCTTTACATTTGGCATAAACCAGATTGCCAGCAATATATCTATCATGAGTCCGAACTCAGCCATATCAGTGCAAGACACAGTATTTTGGATGGGTATAGAAGATTTCTATGTGTATGCAGGTAACACACAAAAGCTACCATGCACCGTTCGCAGTTATGTATTTGATGATATCAACTTGTTACAGCGAGATAAAATCACAGTTGGTAGTAATAGTTCGTTTGGTGAAGTTTGGTGGTTTTACCCTAGCGCCAGCAGTAACGAAAACGATAGATACGTTGTGTTCAACTATGAACAGAAAATTTGGTATTATGGTAATCTTGTGCGTACTGCTTGGATTGACCGCGGAGTGGAGGATTTGCCCATTGCTGCCGGAGCCGACCGTTTCCTTTTCTTGCACGAGAGCGGACTCGATGATGGTGCTAACGATCCCGCTACAGCTTTAAATTCATCTATCGAAACAAGCCCGGTAGATATATCAGATGGCGATAACTTTATGTTCATACGCCGTATGATACCTGATTTAACGTTTGATGGTTCAACTGAGGGTAGCCCTGTTGTAGCAATGACGTTACAAACACGTAACTTCCCTGGTACAACTTTTAACGAACAAAGTGCGCATAATGTCACGCGCAGCAGTACAAGCCCTGTTGAACAATTTACAGAACAAGTGCATGTTCGGTTGCGTGGGCGTAGCGTGGCCTTGAAAGTAGAAAATACTACAACAGGTGTACAGTGGCGACTCGGTAGCCCACGTATTGATGTGCGCCCGGATGGCAGACGATGACTAGTCGTGCTATTAACTTTTTGCAGGTGTTACCCGCGCCGACACCACAATATTCACCGGCGAACTTTGAGGCTTTGCTGCGTGCGATTAATACATTGCAGCAGAACTTACAAAACCCAGGTGAGATGCGGGGCACACAATTAACGCTTACCGATCTTCCCACAAGTGACCAAGGCTTGGAAGTCGGAGCGCTGTACCGGCGGGGTAGCCAAGTATTTGTCGCACTGGCAAATGAAGCTGCCCTAGCCGGTAATAATGCGACAGGTAGTGTGGGCAGTGTTGCCGTTGTAATAAGTTGATAAACATTTTAAGGTGTGGTCATGCAAGGAATCGCCGCATACGCTGATAACAGTCTTGTGCCGCCAGGTGCTATTTCATCAATCCGTAAAGCTGCGGACATGTTGGAAGGGTTTGGCCGTGAGGGCGATATATATGTTGTGCATGCCGCAGAAGGTGAAACTGTTGTGCCTATGGAGGTACTGAATAGTTCACCAAAGCTGAAAGCTATGTTATTCCAACAGATGACGGACCTTGGCCTAGAGCCAGAACGTTATGTTGTTGGTAACGAACTGAACAGTATAAACCCAGTTACGGGTAAACCTGAGTTCTTTTTGAAAAAACTGTTCAAGGGTATAAAGAGTGTTTTCAAAAAGGCTGCGCCTATTTTGGGTGCTATTGCTGGAACATTCCTTGCCCCTGGCATTGGTACTTTTTTAGGAAGTGCCCTTGGCGGCAGCGCGGCGGCTTCTACTATTGGAACGATTGCAGGTAAAGCACTCGGCAGTGGTATTGGTAGTTTTGCAGGCAGTAAATTAGCTGGCGCAGATACTAGCTCAGCTTTACGTAATGCATTGATTTCAGGTGGCACTGCTGGCGCGTTTGGTGGGTTTCAAGCACTCACAGCACCACAAGCAGCGCAAACAGCACAGTTAAGTGGTTCTATTTTTGGTGATTCTGGTAGTGACATCTTGGCAGGAAGTAGCGGGGATGACATTCTGACCCAACAACTGAAATTAGCGCCTGGTGAACCTGGGGTTTTGAATCCTGCAGCAGTTGGTCCGCCTACGCGGCTAATTCCTTCAGTAGCGCAACCTGCTGATTTAACAGTTCCTTATCAACAACTATCGGCTGTTGAACCGCCGCCAGGTTCTAACTTCATGCCGAGATTTTCCGCACCAACTCTACCGGACACTTCTGTACCAAGCGGTTTGAACCCAGATCGAGTGACTAGATTAAACCCGGTGGCGGCTACAAAGGGATTTGGCGGTGGTCCCAGTTTCAATCCCGTATCTTCACCCTCTGGTTTCCAAGGTATTGTTGATTTTGCTAAAGGTGTACCTGGCGATTTGTTCGAACTCGCAAAGGCTAATAAAGCACAGACTGCGATGTTAGCCGGTGGCGCAGGGCTTGGTATACTCGGCGCTTTGGAAGAACAGAAAAAAGCAGAAGAAGCCGAAAAAGCTGCATCAAATCGGCGTGCAGCACTCGACCGTTATATTGCAGATGCAACAGCTAGATATCAACGGCCATACTTTACAGCAGAACAAGGCGGTACTGTTCCTGGTAAAGGCCGTGGAGATATTGTTCCTGCTATGCTAGAGCCTGGTGAGTTCGTAATGAATCGTAAAGCTGTTATTGGTGCTGGTGATGGTAGCCAAAAAGCTGGAATTAAACGCATGTATGCTATGATGCGTCAGTTTGAAGGGAAAGCATAATGGTAGCTGCAACACCCGCACAAGTCGATTTTGGTGATTTACAGCCATCTGATCAAATACTCGGTGAGCTGTTAGGCGCTGGGCGTGGTTTATCCAACTATTTGTTTGACCCGAACCGTGCACAGTTCACGCCGCCACCACAATATATACCAACCCTTGATGATGCCCCTGGCGTACAAGAAGCTATTGCTGCTGCCCGTTCAGGGTTAGGTGCTTACCAAGATTATTTTAGCAGAGGCCGCGACTTACTCGATTCAGCTGCTACGCAAGCAGGTCAAGCGGGCGCTTTTGCACAAAGTGGTATTGATGCTGGCACGGCTAGGTTGAACCAAGCGATTGCACAAGCGCAAGCAGCGCAAGCATTATCGCAGGCACAAGCAACTGATGCGCAATCATTAGCACAGCTACAGGCCGCAGGCGGAGCTGCTACAGCAGGCACCGCAATGGATAGGGGTATACTTGCCGCACAAACAGCTATGGGCCGTGAGCAGTCCTTATCGGACCAAGCAGTGCTGAATGCATTAGGTACACAACAAGCTGCCACTGCATTAGCTGGCCCTGGCGGTGTTTCTGCATTTATGAACCCCTACCAAGAAGCAGTCATTGACCAAACACTCCGCCGCCTGAATGAGCAAGGTGCTATGGCAGAAGACCGTGCTGATGCGGCTGCTGTACAAGCTGGCGCTTTTGGTGGTTCACGGGCAGGTATACAACGCGCTTTGCTCGCTGACAGATTGCAAGAAACTAAAGCAGATACATTAAACCAGTTACTCAGCCAAAACTTCTTGCAAGCGCAACGCGCAGCGCAGCAAGCAGCACAATTGAATTTGAGTGGTGGGCAATTAGGGCAGCAAGCCTTCAGCACGGCCACGGGCCGCGCATTGGGCAGTGGCCAATTAGGTACAAGCGAGGCTGCAAATGCTGGCCGATTAGGGCTTGGTATTGGGCAGTTAGGTTCTAACGTTGCGCTACAAGGCGGGCAATTGGGTTCTAATGTTGCATTACAAGGCGGGCAGCTTGCCACACAAACTGGTCTAAATGCAGCACGGCAAGATTTAGCTGGTGGGCAGTTACAAGCACAGACTGCATTAGGCGCAGGTCGTGCTATTGGTGCACTAGGCCAAGGTATTGGGCAGTTAGGTGCACAAGGTGCCTTGACCGATCAACGTGGTGCGCAGCAATTAGCACAGCTTGGTGCTATCCCAATAAGTATTGCACAACAAGCAGCAGAAGCACAACGCGGCCAAGCGATTGAACAAGAGTACTTCCCGATACGTGATTTTGGTATTGTAGGTGATTTTTTCCGTGGAGTACCCACATCACAATCGTTACCATTCCAGCAAGCATCTACTGGGCAAACTAATCCGTTCTTAGGTGCACTGGGTGGCGGTATAACTGGTTTGCAGGTCGGTCAATTGTTTGGCAATCAGGGGTAATTAGCATGAACACTTTGCAACGCCCATTGTTTGACGCACCAATGCCTATGGTAGAGGGTAGCGGTATAACAAGTATGGCAATGGAAGAATCCGCAGGTGAAAAACTTGGTGCCGACCTTACTGCTACCATCGCCCAAGGTGTTGCTGAAACAGAGTCAGCTATTGATGCTGCTGATGATAACGTCGGTATTATGAATGCGTTGCGCGGTAAGCAAGCTAGCGAAGAAGAGTACCGTACAGAATTAGCAAGTTATGTTGGCCGTAAGGATGCAAACGCTACCCCCGAAAGTGTATTAGCCCTTGTGCAGCCGACTATTGCCATGATGGAACTTGGCGAAGCACCTATGGGTGGTATTGGCGATATGATGCCACCGCAAACGTTCGGTGTTGAAGAAGAAGTATTCGGTAAATTACCTGTACAGAAGTTGCAGGCAGGCGGCTTGGCTGGACGTGTTGCAGGTATTCAAGCATTACAAAAACAATTTTTGCCAAGTGAAGAACAGATTCAACAGGCTTTTGCAGTACAGCAACCGACTACTGCCCAGAACTTATTGGCTGTTGGCGCACCCTTTGTACAGGGACTGTTAGCGCCGAGCCAACAAGGTGGGGGTTTAAATGCTGCTTTATCACTAGCCTCGCAGGCAGCATCACAACAAATTGCAGCGCAACGCGAAACAGAGCAAGCAAGTAAACAAAGAATAGCTCAAGCATTGTTGAACCAACAGATGCAATCTGGTCAAAGTGCGTTGACTGCTGGTTTAGCGCAAGAACAGAAAGAACTTGATAGACAGAATGAACTTGCGAAAGCTATCGCCACCCGCACCACAAAACCCGATCGAACTTCTGAGTTTGAACGATTGCAGGAAAAGTATTTTGCAATGGAAGATAAAACTACGCCCCTTGCACAATCAATAAAGAGAAGGCTTGATACTTTTGAAACAGACTCAGATGGTCGTCCCGCGGCCGCGAGAATAGCTGCACTGAGCGATTATGCTAATACAAAATTAAAAAAGTATGAAAATTTCCAAGAAAACGTGTTAGGAAATATTCGAGTCCTCTCATCACTTGATCAAGCTATAGAATTTTCGAAAGAAGGGGATATCGGGCCAGGAACAACTTTAAGGAGAAATGCGTTAGATAGATTCGAAAGTGTCGGACGCCTAATCCCTGGTGCAGAACCAATCACACGCAAACTCCGTCAAGCTATAGCTGGCAATCTGGATGAAGATGCTGCTAGAAAAGCCTTTGAATCAGGTTTCACAGCATTACAAGCACAGCAAACTTTGAACTTTGTCGACAATTTCCCAGGAAACTTAAACGAATCAGAAGTTCAGCTTTCTCGGGATGCGGCGGCCGGAAAAGACTTAAAACCAGAACAATTGAAAAAAGTTAGAGAAACCATAAAGAGACGTATGCAGCTTGAAAAAGATTTTGCTGATGCGTATGCAAGAGCTGAAGATGCGTTCAATGAACTGGATGAGAGTAAACAAAGTCCTTATCGATTGTATAAGATGATACAAGATGAAGTTCGCGGTGTTATTAACATCAAAGCGAATGCATTTTTGAATGACGAAGATGATCCTGTCGTACCTGAAATAGATGGTGATCAAGGTGAATCAGAAACGCAAATTTCTCAATTGTTTGGCACGGGCCTAGGACAACGTTCAAAAGCTGTTGGCACGATTCAAGAAAGTGCAGAAGCATTAGCGGAAGCTTACAAAAATGAGTTTGCGGCAAATCCGAACAAATATCAAAGTGATGTGCAAGCACAGCAATTAGCATTGACAACAGCCATTGAAGTATTAGAACCCTCAAACGCAAGGTACGTCGATTTTCCAAAAGAAACTAAGCGGAAGTACCTTCAGCAACTCATTGCTGCCCTGGAAACAGAAGGAACATCTGATTTTAGCCAGAGCTTCACAGTAAGAGATAAACAAATTGGAATGTTTTCTGTGAACACGGCGCTCAGAGCTGCTAAACTCTTGCTCGAGGATTTGTAATTATGCAGCCATTAACTGACAATGAGCTCAGTGCACTACGCGGTAACACAGTGGTTTCTGATGAAGGAGTTACAGAGGCGCAAGCAGCAGCCCTAGCACAAGATGTTCGAGCACCTGAAGGGGCAGGAACGTTCACTGATATGTTTGGGCCTGCTTTGGGTGGAAACACAAAAGCCCAACGAGATTATTTGAATAATTATATAGCAAGTTTAGAGCGTCAAGATCCTGAGGCGTTTGCGCAAAAATTTCCGGCCGGTGTCACACTCGACTCAAAAGGTCAGGCACAAAGAAAATTTCTTCTGTCGCAAAATGTAGTCGGAGGTTTGTTTTTTGATACCTCTGAACTGCTGCCTGGTTTTGATATGGAAAAATACAAAGCCTTAAATGATATACCGAACCAAACAAAATATTTTGCAGATAGAAGGCGGAGTTTGCTGGCCGAAGCTGGCAAAAACAACGAGATAGGTGAACGTATCACCGATATGTTCGATGATGGCTTGAGCTTTGGACAGGCTTACAAAATACGCCAAGCTGCAAACGATGAAGAAGTAGACGAAATTTTACGAGATAGTTTTGGTCGTGAAGCACGCTTGCTCAGCCCAGTGCAAGTCGGCGTTGATGCAGAAGATAATCCTATCTATGAAAAACTTTATCAAAAAGCAGAAGGTGGTCAAGTTTTCCGCCTGCAAGTTTATGATGATTTCACAAGTGCGCGTGATACCTTTGCTGATGTTTTTGCAGTCGCCCGTGATATCGCTGGCATACAAACCGCCCCTGAAGGCGCAAGAGAACGGGTAGACAGATTGCTTGGTTCTGTTGGTGTCGCAACAGTTGACGCAATGGCAAGTCCAGAAGTATTGCTTCCCGCCTTGGCGTTCGCACTTTTTCCAGGTGCAGCGGCGGTTGGTTTGGGTGCGCAAGTCGGCATGGCTATGCTCAGAGGCTCTTTCACTGGTGCCGCACAACTGGGCGGTCAATTAATTGACCGAGGCCTTTTTGCTAACCTAGATTCGCCTTTTGATAATTTAGATTACGCCGATGCGCTTTTAGAAGGTACTCTAGGTGCGGCCGGACCTGCTGTTTTTCAAGCATTCAAACAAGGCATGTCTAAAGCAGGGTTACTTTTTGATGGTGCTGAAGGGCCAATAAATCGTGCTGTACAAAAATCGGCGGCGGCAGCAGCTCCAGGCGTGATGAGTGACGTAGCTCAGTATATTGGTACGCAGACAGATCTGCCCTCAGGCGCATTATTGTTAAAACAAGATTTTGGGAAGTTGGTAGCAAAAGCTGCTCTTAAATTTCGTGAAGATGCAGCCGAAGAAATTCGTACTGGTTTAGGTGAAAAATTATATGAGGTGTTTCAAAACAACATTTCTGATGTGAAAAACCTCAGCAATTTGAACAAAAAAGATTTTTACTTTTTAGCAGCAAGTTACCGCGACACAGCTAAAGGAATCCTTAGAAGGCGGTTCAATGAAGGCTCAGATGGTATCGCTGCTGCTGCTGCTGCGCGAGAAAATTTAGTTGATCTTGAGCGTAACATGCGTGGTACTGCATCAAAACTGTACGATGCTGCACTTACTGCAAAAGGATCTGTGAACTTTGAATTATTAGGTGATTTGCAAGCAAACGTGAACAACCGTCTCGATAAGATGAAAGCGTTAGCGTTGAAAGGTTTGAACAGCAAATCAATCCTAACAGTCGATGAAGCCGGTAATGAAGTCGTCAAAAACATTCCAAGTCTTGATGATAGAATAGTTCGGGCATACGAATTAATAGGTTCAATTAAAAACTTTGATACAAAAGTAAAAAGCCCAGTGACAAAAGAGTTCACTGGTGTAATGGATCAGCTCCACAATTTAAAAATGGAACTGAACGATGCATCTTTAAACACAAAATCTGAAAATGTCAAAGAAATCAGAGAACTTATCGATGAATCGCTAGAAGAAGTCGGCAATTCTTTTAAATCTTATGGAACAAAAGGCAGAGATTTGTACGGTGCTGCAAGTGAAATCTATGCGCAACTTGGTAGAATCAAAAAACAAAAATATATTCGTGAAGCCTTAGAAGATGGCGATGTAGCTCCGTTACAAAGAATGATACAGCCTATTCAAAAAGGCGAATCAGGAGAATACTTCACCGAAGATACGATTTACATTCTGAACGAATTATTAAAGTTTGAGCCTAAAAAATTTGCAAATGTCGCGTTTCCTGGCTCAAAAGCGCAGACGATCAAACAAGCGCAAAAAGAATTCAAAGGAAACATGGCAAGAGTTTTTGAAGCGCGTGCCGTAACTGAAGGGCCAAATAAATTTTTACGGAATTTTTTCAACGTTGAAGATCTTTCTACAATTGATGCAAATAATGACGCTTTCAAATTCCTTGTGCCATCAGCAACAAAACGTAAACTTTTTCTCCAAACAGCATTAGATGTCGATGCTTATGAAAAAGAAGCGAAAATATTTTCAGATGCCGCTAAACAGGTGCTAGTTGCATCTGGTAAGGCAGTTGATACTGATATAGGCAAAGTTTTTTATGACATCGTAAAACAATTATCTGGCAATACGCCAGATGGTGCTGCTGCTTTTTTTGAGGATGCTATTGAACGGTTTGCAAGTTCACAAACTAAAGAGGGCGCATCAAGAATAATTCCGCAAGTGCAAGGTTCTATGCTCAGGCGTCTGATGAACACCGCTTTGCGTGTTGATCTTAGGCGTCCAACACCGGATAGTCCTGCTGAAGAAGTAGAAGTGCTCGACCTCGGAAAGTTAACCGAAGCGATAAAAACGCTTCGCAAAGATCCGTTCGATCGCCAATTTGCTGATTACTTGCTACGAAGAAACACAGGATTAAATGGTATAAACGACACTACAGATCTTCTTAAAATTACAGAAGAAACTGCAGACCTTTTGCTAAGAATGATTCCTGACGGTGGGGATAGCATCGCGACTGGTGGACAAGCACAAAAAATCACAGACCCGGCTGCAAACAAAACAGCATTAATAAAAAAATTGATCGTTAATAAAACTTTTACAGACATGCTTCTTTCACCTGTAAATCGTCAGCGCGTCCAGAACATAATAAATAGCGATAAAATTGCGAGTCGAAAAGCAATCAGCATGGCGAACTTAATAAGACAGCAAGAAGAACGATACCGCAGTAAAGAAGAGAACATTATTGCTGTTGATGGAAAATTTTACACAAAAGACAGTGGACGCTTGCCTCAGCGGGATGAGATTTTCCAAGAGTTTGAACGTATGAAAAACGAAAGTAAATTGCCAAAGATTAGACCAGGGCTGATACAAGGCGTCGTACAGGACGTTAGCGATCTTTTTGGCGAGCAAGGCGATGATGTGCTTACTGGGTCAAACGTAACTTTACCCACAGTACAATCTGCACCGATACCACCCGCCCGAACAGGTTTAAATATTCCCGCAGCACCAACTACAGGTGGCCAAGGTATTGCTGGATTAGCATCACCGGCTACTGTGCAGCAGCTTGCGCAAGTTGGACTGCCTTTATTTGGAGGATCAAGTGGACCGCGATAAATTAATCGAGCAGCTACGGCTACATGAAGGTGTAGAACATAAACCTTATGTTGATACAGTAGGTAAAACTACGATAGGTGTTGGCCGCAATCTTGATGATGTTGGGCTTACCGATGCAGAAATTGATTACTTACTACAGAACGATATTGATACTGTAGAAGAAGAACTTGATGCGTGGTGGTCTGGCTGGCGTGAACTAGAAGAAGCACGCCAACGTGCTGTTGCCGATATGATGTTTAATATGGGCAGGCCAACACTAAGTAAATTTGTAAACTTTCAGGCAGAACTACAAAATGGCAATTACGAGCAGGCCGCAGTAGAAATGTTGGATTCTCGTTGGGCTGAACAAGTAGGTCAACGTGCTGAAACTCTGGCAAATATGATGGTAACTGGTGAAGATTAATGTTTACACGCCTTGGGACTATACTCCTATTAGCGTTCATATTTTTATTCACATTGCCGCTCGCAGCGCAGGCACAAACTTCTGTTACGACAACAAATAATAATACAAATGTTTCAACTTCAGCGAGTGATAGTAAGGTCAACACTGATGCTGAAACAAAAACAATCGTAATTAATCCGCCGCCTAGTGCTATATCGCCCAGTGTGAATACAAATAATATGGATTTGTGTGCAACTGGCGCTAGCAGTGCTGTACAGACTCAAATACTAGGTTTGAGTTCAGGTGGTACAATACGTGACCCAAATTGTGAACGGTTGAAATTAAGTAAGACTCTGTACGATATGGGCATGAAAGTAGCTGCTGTGAGTGTACTCTGTCAAGATCGGCGTGTATTTGATGCTATGGGTATGGCCGGAACACCTTGCCCCTTTTTAGGTAAGATTGGTGAACCTGCCGCTGCAGAGTGGGAACAAAATCCCGATATGATGCCTAAAAAACGTGATGAAGATGCAGACCGCAAACGGCAGGAAGCTCATGAAAAAAATATGTTTGGCTTCGGCTCTCTTGGCCTTCTTGGGTTGCTTTTACTGCTTTGATGTTTCCGCCCAAGTTACAAGTGATGCTGATGGTACTATAAACGAACTGACTATAGGTGATGATTCATCATCTATTGTAGACCTTCAGTTTGATTTTCCGCTTTTTGGGCAAACATTCACACGCTCACATATGCATACAAATGGTGTGGTGAGTTTTACCGGCGCAAATGTTTCAACACCTGCCTTTCATTGGTGCTGTAACGGTATTGATTTGCAGGGTGCAACTATCACTGTTGACACTTACGATTACGCAATCGCTGTGTTTTGGACAGATTTAATTCAATCTGGTGGCAAAGCAAAACTGTACACGCAAGGCACTGATCAATTCCAAAGGTATATGTGGAAAGGTCTGAATGAGTTCACAACAAGTAATGCAAACAATGTAGGGTTAGAAATACGCCCTGATGGTTCGTTTGATATGCACCATGATTATATGGAGCTAACAAAGCATAGTTACACAATCGCTATTATGGGTGATGTGTCTTCAGGTGAGTATCATCAATACGGACATGGCGTGGGCACAGCAAACAACCCATATGTGTTCGGTTCTGCCTTTGAAGATACCCGCATCACAGGTTGGGCTGTAAATAATTCAACATATAGCCACCAGAACGGCACCACAGCGTCCAGTACAGGCGGTGGCGGAGGTAATGGCGGTAATGGTGGTAACAGCACTCAAAACAATGTTACGGAGCTTGTACAGGTGCAGGTAGACCCTTGTGACTCTGATCCATTATACAGCAGTTCATGTTCGGGTTATGCCACAGCATATTATAATCAACAGTGTAGCCAAAATGCCCTGCACGACAGTGGGTGTCCTGGGTATGCCGAAGCATATTACGACCAGCAGTGCAGCCAAGATGCTTTACATGATAGCGGGTGCCCTGGCTATGCAGAAGCGTATTACAACCAACAATGTGGGCTGAATGCTTTGTATGATACGGGGTGCCCTGGTTACGCCGAGGCTTATTATGCTAACCAATGCAGCCTAGATGCATTGTATGATACAGGTTGTCCTGGCTACACAGAAGCTGTGATTGCACAAAATTGTGCCGTAGATCCTTTGTTCAGCCCCACTTGTGATGGCTACCAAGATGCACTTGCCGCCACCTTGTTAGAAGAACAAGAGGAAGTTGTTGTTGCTGCAGAAAATGATGAAACCGTGCAACCGGCTGTTGAAGTTGTAGAAGTTATTGAAAATGTTGTG